ACCTTGGCGCCCGAGAGGCCGTCAGGCAGGCTCAGCAGCAGCGCTGTGATGGTGCCCAACACGTTGCTGCAGCGGATCTTCGGTCGCGGTAGCGTGCCCTTGCCCTCATAGGTGAAGCCATCAGCCTCAATCGGAAACCGGATGTAGCTGTTGCCAGCCCAGACCACTTCGCCGTTGGCGTTGAGGTTGACGCCGGCGTGGAAGCGGTAGGTGTCGTTCACGCCGTGCTGCAGCGTGTTCAGCTCCAGCACGAACAGTTCGATGACGGCGCTGGGCGCAATCGCCTGAAGATCTGAGACGGGAACTGCCATCGCTACGGCTCAAACACCTGGCGGAACTTGGCGCGGATCGTGTTGAAGTTGCAGGAGCGCAACGTCACCTGCCAGCTCTCGCACACGTACTTCCCGGCGCTGCCACGGGGTGGCGTCCAGTCGAAGCTCTCCACGCCGCCGCGGGCGTCCAGGAACGCGGTGATCAGATCGCGCTCAGAGTCGCTGCGCTCGCTGAACGTCAGATCCCACTCCTTCGGGTTGGTGTTCAGGCCGAAGCGGATGCGCTGCTCGTAGCCGTCGCCGGCCTGGAACTTGCGCACCCGAGGCTGGCTGCTCTCGGTGGCCTCGAAGCTGGGGGTGAATGCGAAAACAGCCATGGGTTACGCCGCCAGGAGGCCGCCAGGCCGCTTCTGCTTGACCAATTCTGCCTGCACCGCCTGCGAGATCGCACGGCCCAGCTGCTCGCCGCGGCCTGCGTCGCCCTGCACCTGGCTGCCGGTGGCGTCCACGTTCACCACCACGTTGGTGCCGCCGCCGCCGCCCTTCATCGCCACGGGGATTCGCCGGCCATCAGGCAGGGGCACATAGGCCTCGGGCATCGAACCCTCGCCGAACATGGCCAGCTGCGGGCTGTTGGCAATGCCGCCGGCCGCGTACTTGCGCAGGGGCATCGGGCCGTCGCCGGTCATGATGCCGCCGTTGGCGAAGCCGAACAGGCCGCCGAGGAACCCGCCAGGGCTGAGCGCCTTCGTCAGGCCGTTGACGATCGGCGCGATCACCATGGTCTGCGCGATCTGGCGAGCAATGTCCTTCAGCACGCCGGCCGCGATGCTGCGCAGGCTGTCGCCCCAGTTGTCGGTGCCGTCGATCAGCAGGTCGATCGCGCTGCCGATGCCTTGACCAATCACGCCGGCAATCCCTCGGGCCAGTTCTTTCTGGCGCTCGTAGGCCTGCTGCAGTCGGTCGAGGGCCTGCTCCTCAGCCGTCATCCCCGCCAAGAGCGCAGGCTGTGCTGCGAGCCGATCGCGGGTGGACTGCAAGATCCCCTCAAGGTCGGCGCGCTGCGCTGCGGTGAGGTCCTTCGACTGCAGATCCCCAACTAGGCGCTGCTCCAGCAGCTGCAGTCCCTCGCGCTCATCCTTGGCCATGCGTTCGCGCTGAACCGCCTGCTGCGCCAGCTCAGGGGTCATACCACTGCGCTGCAGCTCCAGCATTCGCTCGAACTCTTGGCGCTGCTCAACGATCGACTTTTTCTGTTCGTTGAGCTGGCTGGTGGCATCGCGCAGGGCGTCGCCGCGCGTGGCGACCCGTTCGCCCGCGTTAGCGGCCAAGCTGGCCGATCGATTTGCACCAGATGCTGCATCCAGTCGCCTGCCTGCCGCGTCGATCCCGCTGAGGTCCACGCCAGAAGCCGCTGCAGCAGCCGCGCCGGGCCGCCCGATCAGCTGCCGCGCGCTGCCCACCGGACGGGCCGCAGAGCCGCCCTGCAGGTGCAGGAGCCGCATCCGGCCCTCGGGGGTGTCGATCTCCACCGCATAACCGCCGGCGCCGGTGAAGCCGAGATCACGCAGCAGGCTCGCGCCGCCCTTCAGGCTGACGCCGCTGCCGGAGGGGGTGCCGAAGTCGATGCCGCGGTGGAAGCTGCGGCCGAACAGGCTGCGCGGGCCATAGCCGCTGGTGACGCCGTAGCTCGAGGGGCTGCGGCCGTTCACGCTCAGGTAGCGGTCTGCATCGGCTGCGCTGATCGGCCGGCCATCGGCCCAGCGCGCGTCAAGGTGCGGGCCGGTGCTCTGCCCGGTGCTGCCGGTGCGGGCGATGATGCCGCCGGATGCCATCGGAACGCCCATGGCGCCAGCAGCGCCGCGCGCGCCTTCGCGCATCTTGGCCGCCATCTTCTCGGCGCCGTCCACCAGGATGTCCCGGATCCCGCGCGCCACGTTCAGCTTGTAGTCCTCCAGCGTGCGCTCGAGCTGCACCTTCCGATCGGTGGCGTTCTGCTCGATCTGGATCTTCTGCTCGGTATAGCGGCGATCGGCTTCATCAAGCCGCTGCTTCATGTCGAGCCCAGCAGTGCTGAGCCCGGCAGATTCCAGCGCAAAACGCTGCCGCCGTGTAGCAGCATCCTGCTCCTGCGCCGCAATCCGCCGCCGGGCTTCAGCCGTGCTGCGCTCTAGGTCCAACCGCTGGTCACCCAGCTGGCGCTCGAGGTCAGCCGCGCGCTGGATCGACTGCTCGCGGAAGTCCGCCAGCCGCTTCTCCATGTCTTCGCGGAGCTTCAGCTGATCGGCCAGGCTCTTCTTGGCCTTGTCCATCGCTGACCGCTCTGCGGCAGATGCGCGCTCGCGGGCCGCGCGTTCCTGCGCCTCGCGCTGGCTGGCGCTGACCTGATCCGCCGGCCGCGTCTGCTGCTGCAGCAGCTCCTGGAAGATCTCCTGCTCGCGCTTCAGCAGGAACTGGTTCTTCGAGCCCTGCTGAAAGAAGGAGAACACCCCGAACTTGTCGGTGGTCTCGCGCGCCGCCTGTTGGTTGGCCTGCACCCGCAGCTGCGCACGCCGGCCTGCTTCGCCGTTGCCGGTGATGCCGCCGAGCACGTCGCTGGCTTCCTTCAGTGCGCCGGTGAAGTTGCGCAGCAGGCTGATCGCCGTAGGCCCGAAGATCCGCGCCAGCTCGATGCCGAGCTCTTGCGTGGCAACCTGGAAATCCTTGATCGCCTGCTGGCCGGTCTGGAACTGTTCGTTCAGCTTGCCCAGCTGGGTGTCGTTCAGCTTGCCCAGCGCGCGCAGCACCACGTCGGTGGTGACCTTCCCCTCAGCGGCCAGATCTTTCAGCTCGCCGATTGTGACGCCGAGCTCCTTTGCGATCGCCTGCGCTGCCAGCGGCGCCTGCTCGCGAATTGAACGCAGCTCTTCACCCTGCAGCACGCCGGAGGCCAGGCCCTGCTTCAGCTGGATCAGCGCGTTGCTAGTCTCCTGCGCCGTCGCGCCGCTGTTGCGGGCCGCAGCAGAGAAACCGATGAAGGCCTTCTCAAGCTCGGCCAGCGTGATGCCAGTGGGGCGCAGCGAGGCGTAGAGGCTGGCGAAGCTCTGCTCCGCTTCGGTGTTGCTCAGCCGCAGCGTCTTGGCAATGCGGTCGGTGGCTGCCAGCGCCGCGTTGTATTCGCCAAACTCATTGGCGAGCGCGCGCAGGCGCACCCGTGAGCTTTCTGCGTCCAGGCCCACCTGCCCGATGCCCTGCACGCCGCGCCTGGCCAGATCAGCGCCCTGCACCGCCAAAGCGCCCGCGACGCCACCTGCAGCGCCCGCCAGCAAGGCCCCGCCGCGTGATAGGCCGCCCGATGACGATGCAGTGCTCTGGAAGCGCTGCAGCCGCCGCTCAGCGGCCTCGATGTCATTGGTCAGCAGCTTGAACTTCCGGCTGCCGAACTCAGCGTTATCGCGCAGCGCCTTCAGCGCGCCGACAGTCCGCTGCAGACCCGCGACGGTGTTGTTCGAGGCGCTGCCGAGCGCCTTGGTGGCGGTGTAGAGCTGATCGAGCGATCGCTTGCTGACGTTGCTCTGCTGGCTCAGGCCCTGCAGGTTGCGCTTCAGCTGGTCGAGCCCCGTGCCCTCCAGCTTTGCGGTGAACTTGATCGCCGTGTCGAGGGTCATCGCCATGGCTCAGCCCTCCCGGTTCATCGCTGCCAGCGCCGCGCCTTCCATCACCTGCAGATCCTCCAGGAGCGCGCGCTGGTCTTGCACTGAGTACATCTTAAAG